CGGTTTGGAACAAAAAAGAAAAACGAATCAAGATGCATGTTATCCATAATTGGAAACAATGGCGTAGCCAATCGAGCAAACGCCGTCATCTGTAAATTAATCGTATCTCCAGGAAGAACTTCATCCACATAAACGGGAACCAAATATCCCGAATCAAAAGTCGTCTTATATGACTTCTGTGAATCAAACTTAGACCGGGGAATATCAGCTCGCGGAATCATAGCGAACTGATGGACATTTACAGACTTATTACGATGCATCATCGTTTAGCTCCTATTGCGGGGCGATCTTTGCAGATCACCCCCCTTGTATTTAAGAACGACTCTTAACCTGCTTGCCTAAGGCTAACAGCTTCGGAGTCTCATGTAAAGCAAATTTACCATCAAAATCATCAAAAATACCCAATTCATAAAGATCGAAATCGTCAGGATGCGCATACATCTGGTTATCTGGCGCATTACGATTGACTTCATCCTGAAAACTACGAATAGCAACTCCAGTAGCAGGTAAAAAAAACGGGCGACCATAACACTCTGCAGCCCTATCTCTGATAGTACATACTAACATCTTCATATAATTCCCTCACGTCAAACTACGTTTAAGCAAGGAAAGTCTGGCTTTCGCCACCTTTTCCTTTGCTGCCAATCTCTCAACAGTATTATCTTCATACTTGTCTCGAGCTCTCTTTTCTCGCTCAAACTCGATCCATTCAAAACTGATCGGGTCTTCGGCCTTGTACTTTTTATCGTAAAAGCGAGGTGGCCGAACCTTACGTCCGTTCACAACCACAAAATCATGTGGGTAAACGTCATCCTTAAACTCTTTATACCAGTCATAACCTATGCCTGGCTTCAAACTCATCTTATTAAACTCTGGTCTACGCTGCGAAACCTCCCCAGTATCTGGGTCAACCCACTCATAATGTTCGGCTTGTTGCTTACCGTTTATCTTCTTCATTATGTAACGGGCAACGTACGCAGCCGATTGAAAGTTGACCTCTCCGAGGGAGGAATAACCAAAAGGCCACAGCTTTTCAAGCTGTTCGGATCTAAAAATTCGACTGCCAACATCCGTCCGCTTCCAAAGCTTCTTATCCGGAAAATCGAAGTTGAAAACGCAGGCATGGAAGTGAGGTCTGCCAAAATTTTCGCCATATTCTCCTGCCATATAAAAACGAATCGGATACTGACCCTCTACGGGGTCAATTCCTCTATGCGCCTTACGAAGGCGCTTCATGAACTTCTGAAAATGATCATAATGCAAACTCTGGTCTGCCGGCAAGTGTTCGTCGTTATACGTCAACGTAATAAAACAATTGTTTGTATACCTACTTGCCTCATGCAAACACCTAATCGCCCACTGGCGAGAACGCTCAAGCCGACATCCTACGCACTGACCGCATGGCAGCGTGAGGCTGCGAACGATATCGAACCTGGCGCTCTCATAGAAAACAACGTCCCCTGCTGCCGTTTTCCACGCCGATAACGGGTGGAAACAGGGCACGTTACAGTCGCCATCCGCCGCGCATAGGGTTGCTACGCATATTGGCGGACTTCGTCCGCATAGAACCCCTACGAAACTTCTTAGCGGCTTTATATTTATTAATTGGTCTGCGACGCATCATATTTTTTCTCCTTTTGGTGTCACCTAGCACAGTTACATCAAGTAGATCACTGTGCAGGCTCGCCCGAAACGGGCTCGCTAGGTGACGTAACGGCCGCTAGAGCGGCCTCTTCATGGAGAAGGCCCAATGCCTTCATCTCATCCCTATTAGCCTCATCTGAGGCAAAATCAACAAAAAGAGCGGGATCATTATCAAACTTGGCCCTTACCTTAGCGGGCAGCTGAAGGAAGGAATCTTGAGCTGCCATCACCGCATTAAGGGCAGACTGATAATCAGTAATCCCGCTAAAATCACCATACTGAGGCTGAACGCTACCAATAGGTAGCTGACCAGTAACATTAAACTTACGCAAAATATTATTAATATCGCACTCATCTCGAAATGACTGCTTAGCAAGACTAGGCTTGCTAAAAACAAAAGTGGAATCAGCACTATTCTGATCACGATCATAGGTAATTGGATTCTTAACACGCATCATCGTCCTAACAATGTTTTACCAACATTAATCGCTCCGCTAATAAACCTACCAACGGGCCCCAACTGCTCAACATGCCTACGCATGTTTTCAGTATTCATTTCAGCTCTAACCTGATTTTCATCAAGCTGAGCCTTCGCCATATACATCTGTGTCTGGGCCCTCAACAACTTAGTCTGTTGATCCAAATTTAACTGCTTAAACGCCTCTGTCTTAGTGGTAGCCTCTAAATTAGCTACCATAGCCCGCACTTGAGCGGGCTTTTCCTTTTCAGTAGCAATCTGTTCTGCTACTAACTCTGTATCCTTGACCACCTTAGCAGTCTGTTGCGACGTAAAACCAATATCCGCAACAGTCTTCTCCAAATTAGCCCTTGCCTGAGCAAGACCTGTCTGTCCAAGTATTCCAGACTCTATACCCGTCTTCTCTGCCTGAGCAGCTGAAGACAAAGCACCACCAAACGCACCGCCTGCACTTGCAGCCGCTGCACCAGGATTTACAAACATAGGCATAGCACCTTGTGGCGTAGAACTACCACCAAGGTGCGTAGCCATCATAGGGTTAATACCAGCAGCCTTCAAATCCGAAACTTGCCGCTGGAACGCTGTATTCGACATCTCCCGCTGAAAATCAATCTGCGCTTGAGCAGCCTGCGCAGATGCAGCGTTAGTGTCTTGCGCTCCCTTATATCCTAAAAGAGCTGCCCCGCCTATTGCGGCGGGTAACATCCAAGCAGCCATAACTATCCTTTAGAAATGATCAATCAAGCCAGGCACTGAATACAACGGCATTGGCCGTGCCTGTCTTACATTAAAAAACGCATCAAATAAAAACTGTTTGCCATTCGCATCAGCTCCTATGGCAACGACACGATCCACCGGCGGTGTATCTTGTATAAACTCATCGTTCAAAGCGGGCAGAGTCCCAAATTCTTGGGCCAAATGCCAAGCGTCTAATGTACCCGCTGCCGTTGAACGAAAATAACCAGTAATCTGGCTGGGCTTATAACGATATTCTGCCCAGCGCTCCTGATAGCCAAACACATCGTCATCATCCGCTGTACCAGTACAATAAATCTCTTTATTCAGTACTGCCTGCTCACCAAGTGTTGCAAACGCAGGGAAATAAAAGTCATATCGTGTAGACCTTGACCACATGCGTGGAAGGCCCTGCTGATATGTTAAATCAGCACGAACCGACACTAAACCTATAAGCACCCCGTGCTCAGTAGCATTGTACGTAAATCCGTGATTGTACGCGAGAGCCGTGCCAAAAGCGGCCAAATTACCTTGCGGACTAGTATCCTCAGTAAGCCCTGTGGCGCTAGTTTGGGCAACGGGATTAATAGATACGGGAGTGCTACCACCACCAAGATATTCAGGACGCTGCAAACGAGCATCAGGACTGACAACTCCAAAATGCGAACGGATAATTTCAGTGTAACGAGTACCGCCACGAGCGTCCCTTTCCAAAAGTTTCTGAATCTGAAAACTCTGACGTAGCTGATTAATAGTCGCAGCTGTAGCTGTCGACAAATCTGCATAAATAGCGGGGTAATTAGCACCACCTATAGTCTGAGCTGCAATGGCGGCATTAACTCCACCAGTAATATTAAAAGACGCCGCGGTCTTAGTGGCACCTGACGTATCACGCCAAGTATTGGTGTTAGTACCATAACCGGCAACAGGCCCAATACCAACTACTGCTGCTTGGCCACCCAGGGGCAACGTAACTGCGTCGCCCTTTTGTGGCCAAGGCAACGCACTAGTAAAATAATCATGTCGCTTACCGCGACGACGTAAGAAATAATCTGATGGACTATCCGGGCCATCATCAACATCAACAACAGCAGAATCTTGTAAATTCTGATCCCTAAACCACTCATTCCAAATAAGGTTATAAGCACGAGTCCAAAACGCACAATGCGAAATAACATTTGGAGCAACCATCTGGCCTGCCGTAGGCAGTCCCATATAATCTTGCAGTGAATTCACTGCATAACCACCTGCCGGACTAGTCATAACCGGCACTGTGTAATCTATAGAACTGTCAGGATCTGGGTATCTCTCACCCATAAACTTCTGCCAGTTATCCCAAACCAATCGGTTTGGAACAAAAAAGAAAAACGAATCAAGATGCATGTTATCCATAATTGGAAACAATGGCGTAGCCAATCGAGCAAACGCCGTCATCTGTAAATTA